GCATTACTTCTTCTGATAAATCACCACCGACAGAAATATCGATAGCGTTGGCCGTCATCGTTTTAGATTCATCGATCACTTGTAATTCGCCCAAGTATGCATTGTGAATTAAGTTCACTACACTTTTCTGTGCAATATTCAAAGCATCTAGCTTTGCAGCTTGCGTGAATGAAGATTCTGAAGGATCTTCTAATCGCAAACCTAGGGTTGATAACATTTCGTTACCTGTCATTTCTGACTCCTTTTTTTAATTGTTGGGCCGACCCGGCTCACAGACCAGGCCAACCCAACGTTAGTTAATAAGATTGTTTGAAGGTCAGTTTATGATTGGGATCCAATCAATACCCATGTCCCTGATGCAACCGTACATATGTACGCTTCTGCACCTTCAACATCGATAAAGATAGAGCCTTTTCGTGCTGCATGATTGGGTTCACCTTCTCCTGTATAGAAGTCGCATGAACCAATCGATGTATACACAAAACCCCCAGCATCACGCTCACCGAGCATCCCAACTTTCTTCTTATCTGCTGCTGTTTGACTAGTAGCCATAATAATACCTCCTAGGTATAGTTAGTAGACAGGCCTGTAATAACACCCTGTCTAGAAGCGTTGGAACAAGTCAGGGCACCGAGCCACATAATTTTGGCTACGGATGCATCCTGATTGACCGGTTTAACGAATTTCTCAAAAGCGAAATTTCGTTTACGATGATGACGGAAACCCAGATATTTCTCATTAAGGAAGAACATCAAACCATCCGGACAATGATCATCCACAACCACAGGGGTACCACGATAAAGTAAGTTCGTGAAACCAGCATCGGCCAATGACTTCGATGAAGCACCAAACCGCTTTTGAGCAGTTAGGGATTCTTCGTAGGCATCAAAAACTACTTGCGTTGTAACGATGATGGACGGCTTGTCATTATCAACCGTACAGCCACCATACATTTCACGAATTTGTTTTTGGATGAAATCAGCATGATCAGAATCTACCATATTCGCATATGAAGCAGATCCACTAGCAACAGATTGTGCATCCCACCAAGTGTATGTGTTTGAATCAATTCCACCAAGTGTACGGTCTTCTGCGATGATATGTTGTAACCCGATGAACTCATCACCGGAATCATCAGTTGAACCGTACAGGGTGCTACCGAATAGATCCTTTAGAGATTTCTCTGCGTTTTTGACCTTGGCCTCCAATAAATCGATTACACGCTCCGGGCCATCATTGAGCATTTCCTCTTTACCGGAAATACTAATTGTGGCATAAGCCTGTTTCCATTGATACTCCGCATCCGTGAATACTTCCGTAGGACTAGTGTCCAGGACATCGTATCCACTAAAGAAGCCTTTAGCATCTGCCTTACCATATTCAAGAGGTTGTAACACCTTGTTTCCGGAGGCGGCTGCTTTCGACTTTCTTAACATGCGATGCGTAAGAATATTGGAATCGAAAATATTATCGACCAAAAGGGGAATATACTTATCCTTCGTTAACGCACTTAAATTGTCATAATTTAAAGCCATTGTTAACTCCTTTGTTTGAGTTTACTCATATAGGTCGTATTTTAAAGCCTGTGCTCTTGCTTCGTCAAAATTTCCCGGCTTCACATTAGACAAAGATTTAGAACCTTTGTGTTTAACGGATGCTTCGGGGATTGACTTGCTGGCACTGGCTTTCTTTAACGTCTTAACCGCCTTTGAGAATGAACTATCTACAGCAGCCTTATGATAAGTGAGCACGAATGCATCTTCTAGATTTGTCATCCCTTTATTAATCGCAGTATTCAAAACTTCTCTAACAGCATTATCTTGGCCATCAAGTTCTGGATGGTTTTTGATCAATACTTGGATGTCATGTTCAACCGCTTGCTGGGCTTCTTGCATCTCTAGCTTATCTTCCAACTCCTGGATCCGACTATCTGTTGGATCCTTTGTGTCCTGTGTTTGAGCATTTTCATTAGGCTCATCAGTTTCCTGGAATAGAGCGTGGTCCTCACCAAGGTAATCCTTGAGAGTCTCCATAAGGTCATCATCCTTCTTTAGAGCATCAAACTTTTCCTGGGTTACAGTCAAAGCCTTCCGATCATCTGAAAGTTGTTGTGCCTTTTGGGTATTGGATCTCTGCCAATCGCTTCTGTTCTGGCTATCATCTATTGCTAGTCTGATATCCTCAAGCGAATAACTTTTTCCATCCACGTCTATTGAGGTTTCTACTGGTGGGTTTTCTGTTATAGGTTCAGTCAGTTGCTCAATCTCTTGAGTCTGGCCTTCTACGGTGGCTTCCTCACCGTTGGGTTCACTAGGGGCTTCTGTAGGCTCTGCTGCTACTTCTGCTTCTTCGACCACAAGCGAAGCTGCAACGTCTGCTTCAACTTCAGCACCATAGATCCCGCCTTCAATATTGTCACTCATGTTGTTTTCCTCCAACAAAAGTTAATTTTTCATTGTTCATTTGGTAGACAAAATCCACCATATTTACATACTATCCAAATTTATCTGATCATTTTCTTTTTTTACGATCTTGATCTCATATTATCTGGTAGTCTATCCATTAATGATGGATCTTTCTCAAACTTTCTCATAATCGCATCCTCATCGGTCCCCAGTGCTGCCATTTCTTCTGCTGCCATTGGTTCAGCATTACCTGTATCCTGTTGCTGTTGGTCCATTAAGGATCTCATAAGTCTTTCTTTTCCTGGTAGTTCTATGTTCTCCAGGATATACATCGGATCCGTAACAAGACCCATCTGCATAAGCTGCATGATTTTCTGTTCAATCCACTCTCTGTTCTCCGGTAACATTGATCCAGATCTGGCTCTAACTTCAAAGTCCATCCCTTGGAGCATAGCACCTATATATCTTCGTTCTTCCATACCCTTATCCGTTTCAACGCTTGTTAAATGTTCTTCTGTTCCAAGATTTACAATCATAGCTATCCACATACTGCCAAGAGTTTGAATTGCTTGGTCCACAGACCTTGCCTTGAAATCAATCTTGGTAGTGGAAGCCTGGCGATAGATCTGTGCCTGGACACCACTTGTTACATTAGCATCAGCTTTACCCTGGGTTGCCTTGTTAACCCCACTAATGGTTTCAAACATATCTCCTAGCAGCGAATAAAAATTGAATACATAACCTGGCATACCAGCTGGTTGCAGCATGGTCACTTGACCAGGTCCACGTTTCCGGATTACACTACCAGGTTTGTTATTTATTTGATCTACAACATCTGTCGTTTCATCAGCTAGCCACATGGGGTTGGCCATTAGGTGTGTATTGTCCATCATTTGACTGGCCAAGCGATCTAAAGATAAGTTTAGAGACTTCAATCTTTTTGGTTCTGGCTTACCCCAAAAGCTGTGTGCTGATCCACCATTCTTTAATGCTATAAAAGGGAATGGATTAGATACATGATTCTCTTTAGTTAAAAATGGATACCTGGTTGGACCATCATATAATAAAACACCATTGGCAATAGTTGTCTGCCGAATTAATCCGGGATATTTATCTATCTCCTGTGGTTCTTCTTCTGGATCATCAGCTTCAACATATTCCTTTGTATAATCCCTGGCGTAGCACTCAATTAATAGTGCTCTCTCTTCTAGATCCTCCATGGCCCTGGAAGAGTTTTCATAATAGTTTGTTTCTGAACCGGTGGTATCAGTGACCTGGACAACATCATCCCCACCTACTTGAGCATCATTGATCTTTAATGCTTCATACTTTTCAAGCTTTGATTCTGACTTTACATACTTACCATCATCGTACTTTTCCCGGATCTCCCATAATGGAGTTGGTGCTGCATAAATAACATACTCTGCATTCTCCAGCTTTGTTGCGGATGGATTCACAAAGAAAGCATAGGGATCTACAACATCAGCATCTGGCAAATCATCATCCTGGAAATGAACTTTTAAGATTCCATTACCATATACCAGGTAATCTAATAACCAATCCGGGACCAGATTCTGCATGTCCCTAATTACCCATAACTCATCTACTTGCTTTTGTAATATCTCTGCTGCTTTTGTAGATGTGTCATCTCCACCCACAGCAATTATATCAATTCGGGGTGGTCGGTTAGAAAGAATTGGGACCATTGTATCTATAGCACTAGCAATAAGATCTAGCGTAACCTGGTTCTTAAATGCTGGCATATTCATGTTGGTCCAGTGATCACCCATATATAACCGTTCAGCTTCACGCCAAACATTGGTTGTATTTTCCCTGGCTCGAAAACACATATCAAACATAGCTTCGATCTTCTTTATTACTTTTTCGTGCTTACGGCTTGGTTTATATGCATCTTCTGCTTTTTTATTCTTTGCCATTAGTTTGCCTCTATTTCAATTCCATTTAAACTTTGTTCCGTTACCTGATTAACGATAGTAATAAGTGCCTGTCTATAATCAAAAGATATGGCACCCAATGCTTCTATACGTTCTATTTCTCGGATTACATTACCTATTGCTGGGATCTCTTTCTCTTCCCATTCTCCAGTCTCTGGATTAAACCATTGCAGATTTATAGGTCTAATTATCATGCTCTGACTCCTGTATAATCCGTTTCTTCTGATAATAATTTATCTAATTCCTTCTGTAACCATGGCTTCTGTACTACCTTGGTTGGAGATCCTACATAATGTAAAAAATACCTCATTTGATCAGCATGGTGGTCCTCACCCTTTGTGTTTAGATCCTCCGGCCTTTTCTCATCGTGGACTAGGGTTGGTATTGTTCTTATGAAATTTGGACAGGTTGAAAATACTTTTAACTTTGGCGGCTGCTCTGCATAGTGATCTATGTACTGACGGCATAGGTTCCAACCATTAACTCTTTCATTATTAGCTTTAAATAGATTGACTCCAGCACGATTTAAAATATCAGCAATGCTCATATTACTTGGTGCTACTATATCGCTCCTATTTGTGTTCTGTGGATTACGGATCCACATACTAGGATCTCCTACTGACATCATATATTCTTCTTGACCACTTAATTCTAATATCCTATCTATGTGGTGACTTAACTCTTGGCCAGCTTCGTAATGCTCACGATATAAGTAAACATTCCCGAAAAAGTCTACAGCCCACCAACCACAGGCAAATGGTGCTGCAAAACCATAGTCAATAGATCTATACCGGTACCACTCATGTGGTATGTCGAAAGGCTCTACTACATGAATGTCATGCCGCCACTTTTGAAAGAACTGTCCAGAGAATACATCCCAATCTCCATCTAACCAGGCACGCCTTAATTCATCCGGTAATGCCTTCAAACTCTCAATATACTCCGGATCTTCACGCATAATAGTAGGGTTATCTGTTACCTTACTGGGTATAAAAATCCGTGATTTTCTGCTTTTCTTGTCAAAGTGTGTTTTGTTCTTGGCACTATCTACAAACCTGGCCTTCACCCAACCATGGCCAGGACCCCCGGGGTTTGTTGTCGCAAATACCTGGGACGAGATCCCTGGAATTGTACTTCGTGCTGATGAGATTAATCTTAAATAATCTAACTCATTAGGGATTAGAGTTAACTCCTCAATTGCAATTTTCTGGTACTCCTGGCCAAGATACTTTGTCCAGGCATCTTCATTACTCAAGTGACCGGTCCAGATCTTGGCTCCAGATGGAAATTCAAACTGGGCTGGATTACCGGTTACCTTTACTCCCATATAACGGTACATATGCTTGGCACGATCTATCCAGTCCTTCAGATCATCGTAATTACGCCTGATTACTAAACCCCTGTATCTAGGACTCTTTATATACTCCGGATCTACCATCCAGACAGTCATCGCTTCAGTCTTGCCACCACCCCTGGATCCACCAAATAAGATCTCACTCTCCTGTCTGGTTAATACTTTAGTCTGGGGACCCGGATGGGGCTGCCATATGACTCGCTCTTCCATTACCGTTTACTCTTAAAAAACTCTACTAGTAGTTTAATGTCTGATTTAATTTCTGCCATAGACTCCTTCAAATCAGTCATTGCCTTAGCGTTGTCTTCGTGTCTTTTACCAAATTCATTCTTTACCTCATACAAACTAAACACCAAAAATCTGTATAGTGCATAAATGGCTCCGAGTAATAAAATTAACGGTAAACCATATTGTTCAATCAATGCAATAATTTTGTTGAGTTCCATTACTTACGCTCTTCCATTATTCATGTAAAACTCTACTAATCTCTCTAACATTGAACTTTTGAACTTTGAGAGGGTGAAAGTTCAATAGTTCAATTCCTCTGATATAAGGGATTCTAAGGTTTCCCTGTTGCTTTGTTATATATTTCATTCTGGTACCATAATCCTAATCCGGGACTCCTACTTCCGAAGGTGGGGGGGGGTCTTTTTCCTGGACGACTTCTGCTGGGGATGAGTAATTTGACTGGCTGTCTCTTACCCCACCCTCGCTATATAGGGGAACATGGGTGGGGGTGGGGGGGGTCCTCGCCTGGTCATTATCATCACCTGGCAGCACCTCCAGGTCTGTCAGATCTATAGGCACCTTGCCAGGCATCATTATTACCCCTATATGGTTCTGCACATCAGTCTTTATTTCCTGTGCTTTCAGGTCAGGTGCTATCTTGTTGGCCACTATTTTCCAGGCATCCTTCTGTCTTGGATCATTATCATCTAGTGCAGCAGCCAATATCTTCTCTATCACTAGAGGCACAGATGGGTGCTCCCTCAAGTACTTGCCAAAGTGACTAGGCTTACGGCCACCAGGGTTACCGCTTACACCTGGCACCCAGTTGGGGTTGCCACCCTTACGCTTCATCTTGCCGTTCTTCTTCATAGTACTACTACGTTCCAACTACATTATACCAATTGCAATAGGGTTCTCCCGGTGGACATACGCCTAATGAGCCAATGATACTGCTTTCCACAATAAGACCCCTTAATTAGTGGTCCTTAATGTTCATTGACAATGATCCAGGATCCGGCAGCATGATCCAGGATCCGGCAGCATGATCCCGATTCCTGGGGATTGCCAGCGTGGCTGATTAAACTAATTTTTACTTTATTCACATTACATTATAATATGATCGATTTATCTTCAGCAAACACAATCGAAGAAAATCATTTATGAAACTTTCCCTTGCTTTTAAAGTTATACTTGTATACCTTTATTGTAGATTATGAATCAATTAAACAACATAAGGAGACTAAATCATGGCTAGTGTTTATAAAAGGGGAGACATTTACTGGGCTAATTTCAGCACAGCAGATGGATCTCAAAACGCTGTCAGTACCAAGATTCGGATTTCAGTTTATGGTCCTAGGAAAGCCAGGCAATTAGCTTTAGAACAGGCTATCAAATGGGAGCGTAATGAAGTTGACAAACGAGTCAGTGGTATTGATTTTGCTAGTTTAGTGGATTCCATTTCTACACTGGATCCATCTGACAAGACCAAACTAGCACTCGTTCTGGTCGATCACCTACCAGACAGTTATCAAACAAATGGTGATACTCTCACATCAACAATAACATATAGTGATTGCCGTGACAAATGGCTTTCCAAGGTAAGCAGCCGGAAATCAGCTGACTGGATAAAACGAGAAATCGTATGCCATAGATTCTTTATTGAATTCGTTGGTGGTGATACTCTCATAAGTTCAGTTACAACAGAGAATGTTGATGATTTCATCGTCAGCCGGGAAGGACTAGGCAAGGCAGCCAACACGATTAACAACTACCTCAAACCGGTATCGCAGCTATTCAATTATGCAGTTGCGAATGACCTGGTCACGAAGAATCCTGTTAAGTATGCACAGAAGCCTGGTACGGCAACTGTTGTAGAATGGGATTACATTCCTGACGATGCATTTGATATAGTAATCAACGATGCTAACGATTCAGATAAAATCTTCTGGACCTGGTTGCGGTACACCGCTTTGAACCCTAAAGATGTAAGTGCCTTAACTCCCACCAGCATCGAAGCTGACAACAAGGGTAACGGCAGACACATAAATGGGAAAAGAGCGAAGAACGGCAGACTGGCCAGGATCCCGGTTCATCCCAATATTGAGAAGGCTATCTCAACTTATGGTGATGATTGTTTTGGGATATATCCTAGCAAGAGTGCCAGGGACAAATCGAACAAGAGATTCAAGGCAGCACTCGCCAGCCAGGGGATCTATAGTGTGATTGCAGCAATCAGACACACCTGTGCTACCAACCTTCTAGAATCAGGATTAAGTCTAGATGACGTTGCACTGATCATGGGTCACAGTGATACCACAATGCTCAAAAAGATCTATGTCAAGCATGTGGATCAGGTTAAGGCATACGAAGCCGTTAAGCGGCTGAAGTAATGTCCGTCAAAAAGCGAAGTGAAGTTGAAGGCCTGGACGAAGAAATCCAGGCCTTTGATATTATAGAAGATGTCCGGTGGCTAGAAGTAGGCAAGTCGTTGGCAATGTCTTATTTCGCCTGGGTATATTATCAATGGGCAATATATGATTTCAAACAATTTATTGAATACCTAACAAGATAAGATAAGGAGAAGAAGTGCATGAAATTAAGTCAGGATGAGATTGATCTTATGAGAAGAATGTTTAGCACATCCATTCGTGTAGGTAAGCGGAACGGTGATAAGCTATACGTTCAGAAGGTCCAGCAGTTCAGGGACCGGTTTGAAGATAACGTAATCGAAATAAACAATGAGGAGAAATCAAATGATGAACCTTCTTGATATTCTTAACTACCAGCCGCTAGGTGACCATGGTGTAAATTCCCTATTAAGCATTAGGATGTTTCATATCATTTCACTAACCTTGTTGGCCTGGGTGCACAAGGTATACAAAAGGAGCGAAAGGAGCGAAGAAGAATAATGGCGAAGCCAGTAACAGAATATAAACTTGTTAAGATACAAATCAGTAACCAGGAACATGACCGGATCCACCAGGTGGCCAAGGAACTCAAGGTGAGTTACCAAAGCCTGGTAGGATCTATTCTACGTCAGTATCTTACTGATGTGGGTCGGCCACTGATAATCCGCAGTCTTCAAGTTGAACAGGGAGAGCCAGAATCCAGGTGATAGAGGTTCTATAAGTCTTATTCCTACCTCGCAGAAGAACAGGAAGGCCACTTAATTGTGGCTTTTTTGTTTTAAGCATATATATTCATTCCTGGACATTTCAATAATCTTATTTAATTCAGATCTGCTGCACTTCCACAAATACTTACGTCCCACAACAGACCGTATATTTAATAGGCTACGCTTTTCGCCTATCCCATCCGGATAATCACATTGGGATCTAGCAATAATTTTAATCAGATCATAATCATCTGCCATGGAACTTGTCAAACATATAAGATCCCAGCATAAGCAGCGGAACAGCTATAGCCACACCAATTAGCAGCACCAACAAAGATGTGCCGTATATGAGGCAATTAGCGATGTCTATGAAGGTTTTATAGGCACTCTTCGCACTGTCGGAACTCCTTCTACTGTATTTCCCCATTTTTCCTCTTCCAACTCAGTTAATCTATCACGCAATACTGTAGTATCTTTATTCTCAGCAGCATGCTTCCTAATGAGATCTCGATAAACAGATCTAATCAAATAATCACTACGATTCACTCTGTTTTGTCCCATTAACATCCCCAGTAGCTGAAGTAATAGAATTCATACATTACCGTAGTTGTTGATGTTGCATACTGTACAATTATTTCATATCTAACCATCTTCTACCTTTTTCTTGGGACTGTACAACAGGTTCTTATTATCTGCTTCCGCTCTCTCTTTTTTTACATCATACAATAGTTGTTTGACCTTTTCTCTTGCAGCCAATTCTTTATCTAATGGGATCTTAATTTTTCTAGTTAGGTCCGACTGGCCATGCAACCATACAAACTCCTCAACGGGCATACGCTGCATAAGCAATTCAGCAGTTTTACCAGGATGTTGGCCAAGGTAGTTATGGCAGCTTACACATAAAGCCATGCAGTTCAGTGGTTCCCATCTGGTTTTTATATTTGCTCGACCAAACCACATGTGAGCACAATGTAAACCTCTGGAATCCACACCCTGGATGAACTTCTTACTACACCTTTGGCAGGTCCAATCGTCACGCTCTCTTATATATTCTGAAAACAGTATATCGGTTCGAGTCCGCTTTATTTTTTCACCGCCTGGCCACATAATCACACATCCTTTTTTAACAGATCACCAAGTAACTTTGTTTGACCGGATCTCATGCCTACTGCCTTTTTAGTTTTAGATCCTATCCCCAGTAACTGTTCATTAACAACGTACTTATATTTAAACCTTACTTTTTTTTCTAATATCACATCCGATAAATTACCCACACTAGTTTTACCCCCCAGTTCATTTAGGATCTGGTAGCTAACAGAATGGATCTGCGATTTATTCCATGACTCCCCAGTGGTTACCTGGATCACTTTTTTAAGATCCTTCATCACCTGCTCAAAAGTAACAACCTTATCTTTAATCAGTTTAGTAATGTCAGCTACTTTGGGAAAGAATTCAGACTTGCTCACCCATTCCCTAACAGCGTTGGTAACAGCAGATAACTCATAGATCCCCAGCTGGTCATAGTACACTCTCATGGTACCATCACTAAATTCTTTATTGTAGGCAGTGTTTAAGTAATGCATAACCTTTGTAAAGTCCTGTTTATTCATTGGCCCAGTCATCGTATTGCTTTTTATTTCTATTCCTTTCACTCGCCATTGCAATCATTCCATTCCAGGTATTTCTTAACATACCAACATTAGGATTCTTTTTCGCAAATGTATCTTTCTTGATGTATTCCTGGAAAAAGAACCCTATCCCAGCCGCTACCGGATCAAAGCCATACTGTTTCTCCAATTCTTGGAGGATCTTCCCATCCTTCCCAAACGATGCATGATACTCTACGCCAGTATACTCTAGATAAAACCCCCCAAAGATGGACAGCAATGTTGGAGCGGCAGCTTCAACCACACCATTCTTAACCTTCTTTACATTCTTAACCTTCTTTACCTTCTTGTCTTTCTTATCCTTCTTTAGTTGTGTCCGTTGGTTGTCCCGTTTGCTGTCCGTCAGTTGTACTGTTTGCTGTCCGTCAGTTGTACTGTCGGTTGGCCGCAGATCCTGGTAAGTCCCGTAGTTGCAGATAGTTAGGTGTGTCCATAAGTGTGTCGATTTGCGTACCACCATTGTGTCGTTTTCCAGCATAGTGATGTACCGCCTAACCTTACCACGGGACCAGCCCCATTGCTTGGCCAACTCTGCCAGGCTAGTGATTAATTCCCCCCGTTTGATCAATACCATTTGATCCTGGACCAGCCATTTTTTGGTCTTATGATTAGCCATCATAAGCAGCTGGATCCAGGCTTTTAGATACTCTGCATTAGCAAATATCCAATGTTCTTTAATATCTCTATGGATCTTAATCCATCCATGTCCCCTATCCATTTAGTTATATCTCCCCTCTATACTTTTGCATTCCTGGCATTCCTGGCATTTACACCATCCATCTTCATCGAATTCCTGGCCTTCCTTTTCAAAATGTTTCAAGAATGGAAGGTGATTATGTTTAAGATGAATATTTGTAATAGCATCATCCATAGCTTCATAAAATCCAACGCATTCCAGGAATGTGTATTTCATATGACGTTTTAAAATCCTACTGCTACAATAAGGACACAATCTATGGGTTTCTTCATTGTATTCTATCTTCCGACCCTTGAGGTCCCTCGCCATTAATCCTCCGGTTCTGTCGGTTCAAACCGTTTCCCATACTCATCTGGATCTTCCTGGTGTCCACAGTCTTCACACTTAATCCCAAGATCGGCCTCGTCTGGTGTCATGGGTCGTATGTATTCCTCAAATATAACATTCCCAGAATCACATTCCGGACAATCTATATCAACTGCATCACCACCACCCCGGATAATCCCTGTAAATCGTTTATTGAATGCTGGCATTTATTCTCTCTCCTGTTTTCTTGTAAGATCAATTGGGTCCATATCGTAGAATCCATCTATTCCAGAATGTTCTTTACACTCACTACATATATCACTATCAGGCCAACCAGGCTCCATAAAATTAGCACCACAACAAATAGATTCTTTGTATTTACCCCAACCGCCCATCTTTCGGATAAAAGCCCCACTATGCGGTGGTCGCTTAATCCTATCTCTTTTTGGCATTTTCATCTTGAATCTCCTCCTTTTTCTTTACGGATGTTCCCACCCGTCTAGAGTGCAGGATCCTTGCCATAGCATGGCTACCTATGGGATCCTTGTCTGCATCAGCTGCTGCGATTGGAAACCATTCTGAATCCCAGGCCACAGCTTTGCTCTCAGGAAACTTTTTAACTTCGATTATCATCCTTTTTCTCCTTACGTTGTAATTGGATTATCTTACATGCGAGATAAACACATGAATCAAGTAATTCCTCTAAAGTCTCCTGGATCATATCCCGGTCATCATCAACCAGGATCTCTTCTCCATACTTCTCCGCACCCGCTGCTAATCTTTTTTTAATTAGATCTAAAACGTCTTCGTTAATTCTTTTTTCCTTAAACATATAACCACGCCTATGTATATCATTAACCTTTACTAACATTATGTTCCTTATTAGGTAAAATAGTCCAAAATTTTATTGGTACATCATAGAAATGTTCTCCTTCTGGCATAGAATTGTTTGGAACTTCAATTAAGCCGCACTTTAGAATTGTAGGTGAATCACAAACCATTAAAGTATCCCATTCCGAAGGTTTGACGGAATATTCCGAAGATACGATATGATGGATCACCACCACATAATAAATGTCTTTTGTTAAAAACTTTGTTTTGCGTTCTGGCACATGCACTGTATCATATGGCCAGTTTTCGGAATGTATGGTCCTACGTTCTACCTCATACCTTGGTGCCATAATATCTACACCATATTTATCAGGGTTTTCGATTGCTGCTACACCACATGAACGTAGGTAATTTAGAACAACATCCTTACCGGCTGCATCATTAGCAGCATGGTTACCCGCATTGAATGGTTTGTGTTTCATATCCGAGGTGCGTAAAAGGGGAGCCAGGGCAGACCTAACCATGAGGGAGCATGGGAGGAGACAAGGACCAGAAAAGCCTACCCCGGCTAAATTCCCTTATTAAAACGGCAGATCGTCAGCCGGTTGCTGCTGGGGTTGTGCTGGTTTTGGTTCGTAAAATGATACCCGCATGTACTTCGGCTTTGACGGATCCTTGGGTGCCTTTGGATATAGCCTGGCCCGCCAGATCTTTCCCGCAACATTACAGGTCATATTTCCCCAGTAGTTATTTGAATCATCATCGCTTCCGTTTGGGTCATATTCTTCATTCTTGAATATGGTACCGGTGTTCAGCTTGTGCTCGAATGCCATGGTTAATTACTCCTTTTTGTTGTTTGTTTATGATAGAGATTGAATTCTTTCGGTGGTTCCTTCTTTATGGTTGGAAGTACATTTCCAGATTTGGTCTTGCTTTTCTCATGCCACAAATGACTAGCAGACAAAAACGCATCATAATTGTATGTCTGATACGTTAATGTGTAGGTGGGATCACCCCGGTAACTATCCTTGACATACAGTCCCGCAATGTAATCAATGGGTAACTCCGGATGTTCTGTCTCCCAGCCAAGTTTATAAGCCGAATTCTGATAAGCATGGGTTGGGTAAGGTGCTCCAGTTTTTAGATCTACCAGGATAAGGCTTTCCTTCTTTGAATTTTTAGCCTTCTTGAATTTCAGCAGTAGATCCAATCTACCAGCAAAGGGTAGTTCAGGTGAATATATTGGATATTCTACTGCCACCGGTGTGGGAGTTTTGTCGTCCCAGAATGCACAAAATGAAGCCAGGTATCGCCTGATTGAATGAGCGAACTGTTCTTCTTTATCGTAAAAGTACCGCCAGGATTCATCATTGGTCTGGATAATATGATTGAGGATCATATTTGTATTTACTGTGGATCCCGCAACTAGAGCATGCATCCAATAGTGTACATGAGATCCCCTTATCGCAGCCGCATCTCTATGCCTTGGTGCCATGTGGCCAAGATTCCTATTCCAGAGATTAAACCCAGGTCCTTTATCCAGGATACTTAACTGGGTTGTAACACTAGGCCGCCAGTTAAGTAAATCAATATCTCCAATCTGGTGATACCAACGACCATTGGATAGATCCTTATGGGTTATTTCCATGGTAGGCCGGATTAGAGTTGGACTCGTATCCAATTCCTGGACCGGCTGTGCTATTTGATAGCCCTGCGATACAAGAAGATCCAACGCATCTTGGATACTAGTTCCTCTCTTTATCTCGTTATTACCTGATTTTGTCATTATTGTTGTCATTATTGTCTCCTTGTGACGTTAAAGGCAGCAACGCTTGTATTTATGGCCACTGCCACATAAGCATGCTGCATTTCTCCCAGGTGTTTTAATTATTTTGGGTTTCTTAACCTGGGTTATTGTTATTCCCCGCAAATGATCCATCTCATGTTGCATAATCACCGCAGCTTTTCCGGTGAATAATTGAGGTTTTTTAAATTCAGCACAGGTAACCACCACCTCTTCATACCGCCATTTATTTTTATAAGTGCCTGGAAATGACAAACAACCTTCGTTTTTAAATATAAACATATTGCCTTCCATCTTGATTTCGGGATTGGTAAACATCTGGTTAGTGATACTAACCGATTCATTATTCACATAAAACACTGTTTTGGGGATCCCGATTTGGGGTGCAGCCAAAGCATAGGCACAACTAGACAAGTTGTGCTCATCCCACCAAGTTCTCAATGCTTTATGTAGTTTTCTTTTTTCTGTCCATTTAACCTTTGTGATATTATCAACAACAAGCTGGTCCCGGATATCAAATTTCATAATCTTTATGTGAGCCGCTTCTTGTCTAGTCTGCCTAGTCTGTATCAACCAATGCCTCCCCTGGTTTTATGAAATGCCTGTAACAATACCTTGGAATAGTTTCTTTAATGAGAATCAACCTTGCTTTAATCTTTTTACCACAAACCTTACAACCATGTTTACTTAATTTTGTATAAGGATAATGAACACCATTAAATATTTTTCTCATATACTACTGACTGTTCTCTTTTTGGTTTTAAAGTCAGCTAGATCTTTTGAGTCTATGCGGTAGGATCTATACCCCAACCGATATGCTGGCAACACTTTGTCTTTAATGAGTCTTCGCACTTGGATTACTGACACAGATAGTTGGTCTGCGACCTGTTTGATAGTGAGTAGATTTCCCGCCATTTATGCTCCTAATGTATGTGAATATATAATAAACATTACTATAATATATAAAAACCCGCTGAAACATTCAAATAATTTTCCACCAGAGTGTACCCTATCTACCCTCCACGGCCAACACTAATCAAGTGCCAGCACCAACCCCGGTGGTTTCTTGATGTCTCAAAATGCGATATCAATATACGGTAACATTGTAGTAATAGTGTAGTATAAGTGTAGTTGGATTGTAGTAATGAACGGATACTTTCTGTATTGAATGAATACAATTAGCATACTTTTGATAGGAATAACAAGCGTGTTACCCTTCGACAAAATATCATCCGAGGGAGAATCTCCGTCACAAGCTTATCAGGCGTGTTGCACGCTTTCCAAGCCCGTGCAGAACCGTCAATAAATTGGTGCTATGTTGGTGAGTGTAGTTGGAATGTAGTTAAAATGCGGGGAAGGTGAACAGCCCTCCCCCGCCTGGGGCCAGCCTATATATATTTAGATACTTGCTCGATATAGTCTTCTACTACCCCGGCACCTTCAGCAGTATTGTACCAGTGTTTCCAGTATGCCGCTTTCCCGGAAGTGGTTTCTGGCATTGGTGCTGGTGCTCTCCAGTATTTTATCCTGGCATGAACTATGCCGGCTGCAATATTCGTTTCGAGTAGAAATTCCCAGTCTTTGAGGTTGGGCTTGATCCAGTATCTTCTTGGTACCTTGGTAGCCTTAACACACTGATCTACCACTGTAGGCCTAAATTTGAGGTAATTACGGCAATTGTCTACGGCAGTGGCACCTTCAATCTGGAAAAAGCCAGATGCTGGTCCACCCCCCATCTGTTTTAAATATTTAAACCTGGATTCAATGATGCCGGTTCCCAGGATCAGATCTACAGCATCTTCACTGGCATACTTTCTCCCCAAGCTGGTAAGAACTCTTTTGGTGAGGTCCCTGGCCTGGTCTATGGAAATCATTTAAAATTTCCAGAAAATCTTTATACCGGCACCAGCAATGTCAAGAACTTCCTTAACAATCTTATCTCTTTCAGCCGCTGTGATTTTACCATCTTTAGCAGCTTCCCGGTAAGTTTCCAGTGCTTCTTTAATTTCTTTGAGCATCTTTTTGTACTTCGCAGCAGCAAATGTTATTCCACCACCAATAATGATAGCAGCCATGTAAGCTGCATTACTCCAATTCAACCATTCCATATTCTATTCCTTTATCATTTGAGTTTTCCATTAAACAACCAAGCTATAAACGACCCAAACACAACAGCCAAAACAGATCCTATTCCCTGGATCCTTGAGATAGCCTGTTCACTATGCCTTATTCTTCCATTCTGTTCTTTCAATAAATCAGTGATGTTATCAACCGACTCTTTGATATAATAAATATCAGATCCACGTTTCGTAGAATTTATAGTTAACTCTTCCAACCTAGAATTAACAGAATCTTCAAAGTGATTATTCTTTACTTGGTTTCCCGGTGGCTTTTTCTTTTTCATGCTTCTCTATTATTTCCTCTAGCATCACGACTGCACCGGTTACCTGGTGGAATGCGATTTCAGTCTGAACTTTTGTGTTTTTCAATTCGTTAAGTTGTTCCTTTAGATCGTCAATTTTTACAGTGTCAGCCATTAGACGTTACCAGTTGTATATGTACTGTCCAGATCCATTATCCAGTGTGATGTTATGAACCAATCTTGGCTGCTACCTATTGGTGCTACATCTGCTTTGATAGTCAAATAAACCAAATCTCCAGCATCTATATCCGCAGTCATATTGAGATCAGCCGCAGAAACAGAAAATGAACAATCGTCATCAGTATCCGTAACTGCAAATGAATAATATCCTATACCCTGATCGTCCTCATCACCCTGATTGTGATGGTAAACCCTCAACTCCATATTGTGACTAGTGGTAATATTCTCATATCGAATATGGAATGATACAAATTCCATATCATATGGAGCCAAGAAGCCCTGCCTTCCAGTACCAGTCGCAAGTTCCGTTGTATCGGCCCAAGGTATTCTATGTTCAGATGAGCCAATATTATCCACAAAATTATGCGACCAAAAAGAATGAGCATACCGGGCAGATTGTACACTCGTTAAATTGGATCCACCACCAATAGCAATACTGTCAGCAGTTAAAACACCACTAGTAGTTAAATCACCACTAGTAGTAATCGGTCCTAGAACATTTACGCCTCCAAACACTTCAATCTCGTCTGTAGTTAAATCAAGAGAGCGTTCAGGGTTAGAGAGTGAGTGTTGGCATATCCACGTCTCATTGGTCATGGACCTGTTTCCGGTGCAATAGAATCTGCTGCCATCTGCCGACCACTTAAAACCGTCTACGTTGTAATAATATGTATAACTTTCAGAATCAAAATCCGTTTCTTCCAACAGTGTGACTGTAGAAGTCAAATCATATGCAACTGAAAGTGAATATATTTTTAGACCATAATTCTCGCTAGAATTAGATGACCCAGTGAGCACCATTTTGGTTCCGCTATCGTAGACCCTAACAGATAGTTGCTGTAAGGAACTTCCTGTTTCGTCTGGCACGTCTATTTCTGCTTCTGGTTCAACATGACCAGATGATATTTCATCAAGATCATCACCAGTCATTTTAAGCATGGCAATTTTACCACCCATTCTATCCTTATTGTAGAATAAATAACCATCTGCTCCAGCTACATTAGTATGCACCGAAAAGCCCAACCCAGGTCTGTCGTTGGTATTGTCTATCTCTACATCTTGTGCCGGTGTATCATATGTCTTCATTGTCCCACCAGGACTGGTAAGAATTGTATATGGAGCATCAACATCATACCGCTGGATCATCGTCCAGTTTTGGTCCCAGTTCCACATAATATAAAAACAAGTACCATCGTCATTCCACTCCACTCCACGGCACTTTTGGTTGCCGTAATTATTAGAGTCCCCACCCGTAATTAATCCCTCAAGAGAACCAATTGATTTTGTATTCAAATCCCAAGGTGTACTACAAGTATAGCTAAACAAACCCCATGCTAGTAGATTTAGAGGAGAGGATGTTACTCCACAACTGTGCCAATATTTGGTACCATCACTATTCCAAAGAATCCCTGAATTAATACCACCATCATTGTCAATGTTATAATCCACATGGGTGAAATCACCGTGAATATTTTCCAACAGGCTGGCCGAGATGTTACTAACTTGATATGGATCAGGTACAACAGTATTAGTTATTTTATCATCAACCTTAACACCATTAGTGCAAGTAGCTATACCATCAACTTCTAAAGCCCCCTCAATTATGACATCATCTTTAAAGGCAGCAAGGCCTGAATCATACATTGTAAATTTATCTGTACCCTCAATTCGAAGTTCTATTTCACTTCCATCAATACGAATCGGATGATACGCTGTAATGTTACTTCCATCTCGAGTACCATTGGCAATATAACCAGTTCCATTATTGACCATTAATTCCATCCCTTGACCTGAAGTTGGCCAAACGCCAGGTGATGCTGTCAATACTCTAAAATTCCCCGTAGCATCTCCCTTACCAGGAATAGTTACTGTATCACTTGCATCCCCTATATTGGCTGCACCGCCAAGAGAGGCATTAAGTGCTGATTTTACATTTGTTGTATCGCAAGTTGCTTTGGCTGTATTGGTGGCTACATCCGCATGATCAGATCCATCTCCACCACTATGAGAGGTATTAGTAGCCACATCCGCATGATCAGATCCATTGCCACTAGAATGTGTGGTATTAGTAGCCACATCCGCATGATCACTACCATCTCCACCACTATGAGAAGTGTTAGTAGCTACATCAGCATGGTCAGAACCATCTCCACCACTATGAGAAGTGTTAGTAGCTACATCAGCATGGTCAGAACCATTGCCACTAGAATGTGTGGTATTAGTAGCTACATCCGCATGGTCAGATCCGTCACCACCAGAATGAGAAGTGTTAGTTGCCACATCAGCATGGTCAGATCCATCTCCACCAGAATGTGCGGTATTTGCTACAATCTCATCCCACTTGGCCGATCCCAATACTCCAGAATTATTTGTGTCAGCTTCAGCTAAAACAACATCATCGACTCCACCGTCACTTGTGATCCCATAAGTGGTTGCAGTTATTGTTCCTGTAGATAATGACGTGGCACTACCACCACCAGCAACTTGATCATCAACATATTTCTTATTAGCTATTTCTGTATCTGCTGTAGGAGCAGCATCTGTTTTTAAAGTAGAGCCATCACCTAATGTTGCAATTCCATCAATCGTAATTCCACCACCAAATTCGGTCGGTCCCAGCTGCCCTTCTGGGTCTATTTTAACACAATCACCCCCATCGACTTCAAACAAGTTATCACCAGCTGAGGAATCATGAACAGTAAAAGGATAACCACCTGTATCACAATAGACCCTGCCAAAAACTGCAAGTTGTGTGAAATTGGGAGTCGAATTGTAAACATCTTCACCAACTTCACATTTGCCACCAACGCTAGCATCCCCGCCAACAGTTAAGTCTTCTTGAGTTTCAATCTCATTCGCACCTAGATGATCGTCAACTGTAAGCGTGCCGGCAATTTCACAACTGCCATCAATCACAGCATTACCATCAAGTTCCAACTCACCTTCGGCAGTTATATCTTCAGTGACAGTAAAACTCCCATCAACTTTAGCTTCAGTTTGAGATAAAGAAAGAGCACTGGCCACACCCTCCCCATCTTGTACTACTTTTAGGCCAGCTTCAATTCCTTCATTGTTATCACCATCGTGAACATTTAACAAATCCTTAAATGTCCTGGCGGGTGATTTTGTCTCTAAATTAGGCATTTAGTTCTCCAGTTTCATTTTTAATATTATTGTATTATTCCATACTCCCCAATATTATTAAGGGAATATCCTTTTTTTCTTTTGTTTCTTGGGTGTAGTTGATTTCTTTTTGCGTTTCTTCCTATAGTCATGTTTTGGTAGACCCTGGGCCAATCTTTGATCATTAAGAAAATCCCTGATTATTTTAGGCATCTCTTTATCATTAACATCAAAAACAAGTTTCGCATCATCCTCTTTTAGTCTTCCAAGTTTGATCGCATCAAAAACATATCTCTTAAACCTGGCCACCTCAACATGATTATAAATTTTAATCTGTGAATTCTTCACCATTTTCCGAATAAGGGTTGTTTCAGTTATACCTCTTTTATCTGGCTGGCCATAGAATTGCCTTATAATAGGTATTTGCCTGGATGGTGTCTCTTTCCCAGCATGTAAGTCGATACCCAGGTCTACAGATCTCTGGACAAACTTTCCCATCCCCCCGGTAAGAAATCCAAATAGGTGGTCCAGGGTGGTTGGGTTAATATCAATCCATCCTGGTGTATAATGACTTTTATATGTGGCCTCTTTTTCAACTACATCTGGTATGTCTGGCTCTCGCCCCGGATCAGCTGGTCTTGGCTGCCCAGGATACCATTTCTTTTTCTTTAGCTTCTTCCCCTTTTTCCCCTTCTTTATTACTGCCGGTTCGTCCAGTATAAGATTAGGGTATTCCTTTCCTCCGCTCCACTTTGAAAGTAGTTCTGTAATAGATCTGGATAACCAAGATGGGGGATTCACATCCCAGTATTGTGCGTAATCTGGTTTATTCTTTGACCATGTAGGTTGCTCTGGTCTTATAGGTCCACCATGGAACTTTTTATTTTCAACTATTTGCACAACTGGATCCAATACTGTTGGTGCTACCATCTGGAAAAAACTACCAGCACCAAAAGGACTAAAGGCATCATTGGCTGCCATTAGCACCCGGCCTCCAGCTTCGCCATAGTCTACATATTTAAAACCATTCTTCTGGCCTTCATGGATTACATCTGCACTAGCCTGGCCCAGGACATGGAACATATTGTATCCATAAGGAACCCTGATCCTAATATCATCACCATTAGGCAACATGAAAATTAAATAGTTATCTTTTTCCCACTTGGATTTCTTCTCCCATTCTTCCGGTGCAATCATATAGTTAACCAGAGCCAAAGATGCAGAGGAGGCCACAATGCCACCAACTATTGCCCTGGTCTTTTTACTCTTTGCAAGAGATGTACCAATTCTAAAGGATCCCTGGACTGTGGCATTGAAGAATAAATACAAACTGTTGGCCAGTGTACCCCATTCCCCCTTCTTATTAAAGTTTACAGTAATATTTTTTGCTACCTGTGCTGCTTTTTCTTTGGATACACCCTTGCTTACCAATGCTTCATAAGTCGCTAACCTTACACCGGATTCGATGGCTTCATTAGCATGATTTACATATTCACCCAATGCTTTGGCAGCTTGTACTGGGGTACCGGTCCCTTTCTCAACACGCTCCATTTGTTTTTCCACTTTTGCCTGGTAATCTTCCAGGGTGTCCTGGTCAAACCAGCCAACCTTACCGCCAGTCTTTTTCAAATCCTTGTACTGTTGTGACCAGTATTGTTGCTCTTTTCCCCTGACATCCCGCCAAACTCCACGAATTGCTTTAGGGGTATTCTTTAGTACGGTAAGAGCCACACCCTTGTGTTCACCAGCCAGATGGATCAGTGCTGTCTGTATATCTCTGGAAAAGTTGGTAATTAAGAACTCCGGATTGTATGTCGTTACAATAGCCCTTAAAAAATTATTTATCTTAACTAAATATTTAGGAGCCTTTTCTGCACCCAGGTTTTTCAAACCACGGGCCAGAGCCTCATCGTTGATCTCAATTAAGTATAGGCTGCCATCTCTTCGTACAGCAAAAACATTTTCACCCAGTTTAAATTTAGGTTCCATGAATTCTACTTCACCGTGCTTATTGAAAATTGGTCTGTACCGCTGCTTGGTTACGGTCCAGGCATCGCTCTCAAATTCTTCTGCAATATCAAGGAATTTTAAACCAACCTTGTTTTTTTCAGACCTTTTAATCACACCCATCATTTCATGCATACCAGAAAAAAACGGATTTATCCTATCTTTTTGGGAACCTTTTGTACGTTTTATTTCTGCACCTTGTGGTACAGAAAACCCTTTACCCTCTTTCCCACCTGTATCTCTTCTGTTCTCTACCTCTTTTACTGTAAATAGTGGGACATAATTTTTATAATAATTAGTTAGATGCTCATAGGTTTTATGATCTATAAGTCCAGCATCCAACCGCTCTCTTAATGCTCGCTTGGTGACCTTTCTATAGAATTCTTTAGCAAAGGCCTCAATCACTTTGTCACCCTTGTGTTTTGCCAGGATCTCATTAGCTTCTGCATTGGTCATCCCGGATCCACCGTCTGGCATATCTTCCCGGATCTTTGCCACATGAGCGTTTCGTTCCTTGGCATGCCTGGCATGAAGGTATTCCCCAAAATCATCCATAGTGTACCCAGCTTCCAGGAGTCGATCAATTAATTGTCCTTTACCTAATATGCTCTCTTCAAATATTTCCATCCTATCTTTGGTTTTACCAATGAATAATTCAGCAGCACGGTAGGCATCCTCTTCGTCACTAACTGGACGTTGATCTTCTACTAATTTCATCACCTGGCCTAGACGGTTCATCTTGTCTTGGATCCTACGCTGCCATAATTGAGCAGTAGTCTCTGGATCCAGTTCTATTGCCTGGCCAGATTCTTCTTTTTTAGAGGGGGGTTTTTTGGGGGGAGGCTGTCTCTTGCTGACAGCAAAAACTATCTTTTTTCGGGTGCGAGGGGCTTTTCCCCAGCCGTTCCTTTTTGCGTAGTCTTGGTAGATTTTGTCGATTTGCGGAGCGGTGTTATTAAGAAGCCCCTTGTAAACAGCGGATGATTCGGAGGAAGAAATGATTTCTTTATAATTTTTGCCATTGTTATCTATTGCATCCTTTTTATTGGAGTATGTTAAACCAGTAATCGCCTTTGCTAAATCATACGAGCAATTTAAGCCTTTAATATTGTTACGCACAACCTTTTCTACTAGTTCATCGAATTCTATATTTGGAATGTTTTCACTTACATTGATGAAAGCATATCCATCTGGATTAGAGGTTAGAAAAATGCCCTCTCTTTCTGCCTCCCCATATTTTTCTTCAATTGCATCAGCCATACCTACTGTTAAATCACTCATTTGATCTGGTGTTAACCTCACATCCTCACCTGTCTTGGGATTATGAAATTTAAGTTGTCCTAAATTTGCGTCCCTTTTAACAGTTGTGGCTATAGGTTTATGCCACCCTACTCCCCACTGATGGGTTAGAATCCCCCATAATGCACAATATAGATCAACTTGTTCCTGGACTACTTCTGATATTGGATCTGGTTTTACTTTTGGGGATGGTGCTTTAGCCACGGGTGAAATGACGGTCAACTGTCTACCAGGTGAAACCTTTTCCAGCCAAGCACCCGGTTGATTAGCCTCACCTACCACCATAAGACCAACTGCTTGTGCTAATCTATCATGGCCGCTCTCATCTGTAATTACACGAACAATAGCGTTATGCATATTGTTCAGTTCTACTAAATCTTTTTTAGTGTCTATATTAGGGAAATAGTCCCCGATGCCTGGCAGTGTTTCCATTGTAATAATTTGCACTTCTTCGGCTATCAGATCTGCAAAGTCTACCGACTCAATCTGTGCATCTTTTAAATTTTTAACTGCTTTTAATATTTTGTTTCTATATCGGATCCTTGATGATTCATTTTTCCAATGACCTGGGATCTTCTTTTTATCAACGGTTGCAGATTCAATGTAATGTCCCTTTTCTATTGCTTCTGCTTTTATAGGTCCTTCAACTGTATTCCATTTAGATCTGATTGTAGTCCATATGGCTGCCTGAACTTGCCAAGGTTCCCAACCTAGTCTTTTTGCTGCTCTAGTTATTACTTTAGAAACCCTATCATATTGTGATATGTTAGGTACATCATTTTTAAATCCAAATGCTCTCATAATCCATATATCTACTGTAATACCTTGATGCATGCTTGGATCTATGTGTCGCATTAGATTTGTGTAAAAATTATTGGTCTTGATTCCTAGTGGTATTATCCCGTTCATAATCATCTTGGCTTTAGGGACCATACTAGATGGAAATCTGCCTTCTGAAGGATCTTGGCCAGCCTTGCTCTGCTGATAATATCTTAATGCCTGGCGAATGTTTGGTTTTATTCCTGTACCCTGACTAAACAATCCTATTAGCCCAGCTATCTTTTGAGCCTCATCCTGGTTATTATCGACTGCATCTAGGATAATATCGCTGCTTCTCTCATACCAATATTTCCCAGCCACACCTTCTCTGGCCATGTTCATCAACCTGGTAATAAGGCCGGTAAATTTCTGCGGTGAATTAATGCCTGGTGGTAATGCCTGATACTGACCTTTTTTAGTTCTAGGAAAATCCGGCTTCTTCTTCTTTTTCTTCCTGACCTGGAACTGCTTCTGTCCCTTCATCACACCCTCCTTCATCTGGCCAGTGATTTTCATACCTGGTGCGTGAAGATTCATATCGTCAAAGTACACTGGCTTTACACTGGTCCCCCAATTATTACGCTTGGCCATCTTATTTAGGATGTTCGGGATCACTTTATCATAAACCTTTTTCTGGAACCGACCACCAATTGAAAGATCATCACCTTTAATAACACCGGTCCGGCTACCATCCCTGATCTGCTTGGCCATCTTCCTACCTAAAAGCCTATCCAAAGTAACTTCCACCCCATTAATTGTGGTTGATCCCTCTAGTGGGATGGTCTGTTTGAACACACCCTCCTTACCCTTGATCCCATTGATTATTACCACATCATCACCATACCTATCTCCAGTTACTTCTTCTTCTTCACTCTTCCTTCTCACATCCTCAGGAAATAGTTCACCTTCCAAATCTCTATTAGGATCCTTCATCTTCTGCCAATGTATAGAATCTACATTCTGTCGAATGTTGGATTGCCAGCGATCTATCTGTTGTGCTCCAGTAGTCCAGGCT